AGCTTCTGCATAACTCACCCCCTCTTCATGTCGGATGATCGAGACCGCATCGCCTTTCACGTCGCACGCCAGGCAGTTGAACGCGTTGAGGTCGTAGTTGACTGCCGCCGACGGCGTGGACTCACCGTGGAATGGGCACAGGGTTCGATTCCAGTCCCGGTAGTCGGGTGGCGGATCCCAGGTTGGGTAGTAGCGCTGTATTACTGCGGTGATCAAACTCATCTCATGTCCGGTGTGATACGCAGCCCGATCACGTCAACCGCCGGTGGCCGGCGTAGATACTCTGCTGCTCTTTCCATAGCTTCAGGAGCGTCTCGCAGATGTCCAAGTACGTTGCGGTTACAACCTGTGCAGAGAAGACCACGTACTGTGCCTGTGGCGTGACAGTGATCGACAGACAGCCGCTTTCGCTTACCGTTAGCTCTGCGGCATATAAAGCAGACTGCACCTTGATGCTCATATATCTCCCAATACTCCTCTTCGGTGATTCCGTATGTCTCCCAGATACGTACCGCCCATGTGATTGTTGATCTTGCGCGGCGCTTTATTCTGTGATGAGTAGCGCAGCGCGGACCTGGGTGTGGTGCTTTGCGTTTGGTGGTGATCCCTTCATCAGCGCAGTCGATGCACGCTTTGCGGCGTGCTTGGACGTTGTTGGGCGGGAACCTCTTACGCCTCATCGCCATCTGGACATCAACCATCCAGCAAGCGCCGTGTAGTACAGCACAAGCAACGTGACACCGACTGCTGTGTCGCTCACATGAAGCCTACGAACACAAACAGCAGCGACCACACCACGAGGCTGGCCGACAGCAGAATCGCTTTCGTCTGGTAGCTCAACCGAACACCCGGTACATAGGAGGGAAGATGATGTCGCCCAACACAACCGAAGCGAAGAACGCCACACCTTGCGGTTTGTCGGGCAGCGGATCAGTCACTCTGATCATCAGATCGCGATACCGCTCCTCGAGCCATTCGATGTTCATCGGCTCCACCGCTTCGCGGTCCGGTTCACGTTGTCCTCGTTGACGTTTCGAGCCAGCGGATACCGCAGGCAGGCTCGGTACATCTTCACCGTGGACTCGACTTGCTTGCCGTCTTTGTCTCCCAGAACCTTCCGGTTCCACGAAGCGTCTTTGGCTTCGATCAGGGATCCCAGGATCTGGGCGTGGATCGGGTTCGTCCTGCGAGGCATCTGATTCGGTGTGGGCATCGATCTCCTTATTTGGTGTGTGACAAGTTTGCTAGCGCACGAAGTCGCTAATCGACATAGTCTCCCCGACGAACTCCAGCGAAGCGAAGTCCTGACCAGAAGGATCAGACTTGCCTCCCCGGTTCTTCACCGTCGAGACGTTCAGCGAGTCGGACGAGAAGCCGTCCGACACACGGTGCAGCGTCAGTATCAACTCGGGCACTCGCCCGATCTGACCTTTGATGCCTGACAACGGGATCGGCTTGTCGCCGTCGTTGTGGGGGCCGGTGACGTGGTGCAGACCGATCACACACGAGCCCGTCTCTCGAGCCATCGTGTGCAGGTAATCCATGAGAGCCTCAAGCCCGGAGAACGGGTCATCACCGTCCCCGGCGTCGGTGCGGACGTTGGTGATGTTGTCCACGACGATCAAAGCCGGGAAGTCCTCGTACAGAGCGTCATACGCCGCCAGCGACTCCTCGATCACATCCAGCGACGGTGACGCTTTGTAGTTGAACCGGATGGGGATGTCGTCCAGCTCGTCGCCGTAGGAACCTAGCTCTGCGGCTCTAACCGCCCGCGTAGCCTTCTCCAGCGACCACCCACTCAGGATCGACAGGGACCGCGTCAACTGCGTGAAAGGGTCGGAGTCCGCTGAGAAGTACAGCGTCGGAACCTTCGACTTCAGCGCGTAAGCGAGGATGAGCGCCGACTTCCCCGTGCCGGGGCCGGCGCACACCAAAGCTAGCTGGCCCCGTCGGAACTGGGTTCCTGTCTGTCCCAGCGACTCCCACACCGCCGGCAACGGATCACCGGCTGAGCCTCGGATGTAAAGCGACTGCCTGGCTGTGTACATCTAGAACGGCGGGCCGTAGGCGTCGATGATGTAGCTGTGCAAAGCCTCGACAAGATCATCGAGAGCCTCGGGCGACACAGACGGTGTCTGCCACAGGCCGTGGATGATCGCCCAGGAGTAGACGGTTACGTCGAGGACATCTTTCAGCTCTTTCACTTGACGCCTTTCGGGAATTGGGAGTCGAAGATCGGACGGCCAGCGCGGGCCGCTCTGTTCTCGTCATCCATAGCTTTCTGCATCTGATTCATCAGCGCGGTGCCGCGCAGCTTCAACAGCTTCATGATCTCGGAGCCAGGTCTGCCAGTCCGGCGGATCCGCAGGACACCGGCCGTCTCGTGCGGCGCGTCGGTGGCTGTCAAGCCGGGGTGATCGGGGAACCAGTCACGCGGGTTGTCGGGGCCGTACTCGGCTATGCCTGTAGTGCTCATTTGCTCTCCTCGTTTCCGTCCTGTGAGGCTGGTGTTCTGTACTCGTTCATCGTCGCTCCTATATAAGTACGTGTGAGTTGGTGTGTGACAAGTTCAGGTGCTGAAAACAGGGCAGTGATAGCTCACGTCACAAAAACCGCACTTGCTCGGCTCAGGATCAGGCTCGAAATCGCCTGCCTGAATCCGGGCCTCCACCTCATGGAACCTCGCCGTAACGGTCTCGCGAGACCAGTGGGACAGGTCGTAGGGAGCCGTCGTCTTCGCCGCCTTACCCTTCTTCCCCGCCATGAAGTAGTCGCCCGTCAGCGGGCGAACACCGAACAAGACCTCGACCGCCAGCGCGTACACCCCAAGCTGGAAATCATCGCCGGGGGTGTTTCCTGTCTTGTAGTCCCGAACCCTCAACTGGCCGTCAACTACGACTACGGCGTCGATGAACCCTCGCACGAGGATGCCGTCCAGCTCGATCTTGAACGCCAGCTCGATAGCGGGCTGTCCGTCCGGTGTGACCCAGATCTCTTGTCCTGGGCATTCCCGCCAGGCCATGAACTTCTCAACTTGCTCCAACCCTATGTGGTAGCGGCGCTCGACATCACGCTCACCACCGTAGGGACCGGACCAGAACCACCACTCGAAGTTAGGTGTTTCCGTTGTGAGATCGTTGATGCCTTCCGCATAAAACCAGCGGTAGATGTCCTGTGCTTCCTCCAAACTCAGAGGCATACCGTAGGACAGCCACACCTCGTGAAGCTCCGCTGCCGCGTGGAACGCTGTGCCCTGAGGCAGCCACGCCGCCGGCCTAGCCCACACCTTGTCGATTCGTCCCAGCTTGTAAGCCTGGGGGCACCGTGTGTACTGGTTGAGCTGGCTGACGCTCCGCAACGGGAGCAGAACAGGCTCTGTCACAGGTAGCTCCTCCGTTGGTGGCTCAGGCCGCTGTTGACGAGATCGCAAATCGCCCCTTCGACCGTCAGCCCGTGGAACTTGGCGTAGTTCTCAACCTCGTCCCAGCGGGTCCAATCCTCTGTGTCGATCAACACCGCAATCATCATGCGAACGCTCCTTTCAGATCTTTGAGCAAACCGAACGAGGGCACGTCCGGGTAAAAGCCAATCCTCGGTCGGTAAACCTCGAGCTCACCCTGCCCGAACATCATCGACTCGTCAGGGATCGTTTCGTGCAACACCAGCGTCATAGGATGGTCCCTCAACGCTTGAGCTCCCAGTCGCAGTGCTTGCACTTGGCCTTGAGCTGGCCGTTAGTGGTAGTCATTGCACTGCTCGCAGTACGGACCGAGGTCGTCGTACTCAGGTCCGTCGTCGTTCGGATGATCCTCGTAGTTCAGGAACTCGATTCGATCCGTGGCCCGGATGGCCGCCTCTGCGAACACCGCGTATCGAGCCTGGAGTATCGGAGACAGATCTCCGAACCTCGACACTCCATCGAGAGCAGGAGCAAACTCCTTCATCCTCAGCCAGCCTGCCTCTGCGGCTCGGTAGGCTGGGTTGTTCTCGATCAGATGCTGCGTGAGGTGCCAACGCTTCTCGTGCTGCAACCAGGTTGCTACTTTCTGGTTGTACGTAGCCTCGGCCAGCAGCCACGACGACACCTCGTACGCCGTCTCCAACTCCTCGGTTACCTGCTCATAGGTCTTATCCGACGCTTCTACCCTCTCGAAGGCAGTTTTGAGGTTTTCCAGTTCCCATAGTTCGTTCATCAGCAGTACCACTTTCTCTTGCAGTATCGGGACTTGTCGTCGTGCTTGTCGTTGTCCCGCTTCGACTCTGAAGCCTTGGGATTGGGGTCGCACGTCGGAAGCTCTCCCTTCGCGACGTGCTCGGCTGAATCTTTCTTCAGACCTCCGTACTTCGCGATGTGCGCCGCAGAGCGGTGCTCACACAACACGTCAGCGTGAGCTGGCGGACTGTGAGAGCACGCTCCAAAGAGCACAAAGAACAGCATCAGAATGCTAAAACCTTTCATAACTAACTCCTATCGTGAGAGCGAATGGTTGAAAGCTGCGTTACTACCGTCGCGCTGGCCGTGTGCGTAGCCGTTGGGATCGACACGAGCAGACCGCTGAGTACGCAGGCGAGGATGCGCCTGACGCAGAGCCAGCTCGGCCTTCTCTTTGTCACCTGTGAACAGCACCAGAGCAGAGCCAGCGTCAGCAGCGGCCAACGCTTGCGTCTCCTGCAAGCGCAGACGCTCACCGACAGACGAGCCGAACCCGGCGATCCACGAGCGACGGTAGCTCTTCAGCTCACCTGTGCCAGCAGACTTGTAGTACTCGAACTCGTGAGTGACGTAGTTGTACCGACGCTTCGTACGGCTGATGTCGTAGTCAGGTCGAACCTTGTCCACGAGGCGCATCATCTGCGGCTGCAGGATGTTCCACAGCATCTGGATGCGGTCCTGGTGAGCCTGCACCGCGTAGACCGTCATGTACAGCGCACCGTCAGACGGATTCTTGACGTACACAGTCTTGCCGTGCAAGGCCAGAGTGATGTTGTGCAGCAACAGCATCTGGGCGTTGGCATACTTGCCTTCGATCTTGACGCGCCAGACGATAGCCTCGCGCAGATCGGACACGTCCAACCCTCGCATGGCCGCGTCCACAGCGGCCTCAGAGATGCCGTACTTCGCCATCAGCTCGAAAGCCTTGGACTGGAACACAGCTTCCTCAGGTGTGCCGGCGACGTCCTCCGCCTGTCGGAGGAGCTTTGCTACCTTGTCTTTCAGCTTCTCGATGTTGCTCACTTGATGTCTCCCACGTAGTCGATGTCCCAGGTGTCGATCTCTTCGTATGTCTGATCCTCATCGCCGAATATGCCGTCGATGTAATCGTTTTCGACAGCTTCGTGAGCGCCAGGTGCGTTCACATCGAAGTCATCAGCCACCTTGTACTTGTAGGTGGTGTAGACCCGCCGAACGATGGTCACTTCGATCGTCTTCATCAGTTGAACCCTCCAATGTAAGCGCCAGTGTCAGCCTCAAACGAGGCGTTGCGATACCGTTCCTCCGGTGTCGGGTTGATGTAGCCCTCGCCTTTGCTGTTGACCCACAGGCAGTAGCCGTCGACATCGCTGCCGTCCTCTTGCTGGCAGTACGGCATCTCAACCACAGCCACGTTAGGATCTGGCTGTTGGTTGTCAAACTCACCACGGGCCAAAGCTGCTGCGCTGAGCGCCACCACAGCCGCTACAACAGCGGTGACTACGTGTGAGATCACCTGCGGTGCCTTGTTGGTGGGCACCCACTCCAGCGTGTACTGCGACTTACTCATCAGTTCGATCCCTTCAGTGCGCGGTGGACAAGCGTGATGGCCTGATCTTCATCAAGGTCAGGCACCAACAGGGCAGCCACAACGGACGCGATCCCTTCCTTGTAGTCGCCGTCGAAAGCTGCGTTGTACACCGCAGCAGCGGTGTCGAGCACCTCTTCGAACTCGAAGTCGGTGAAGGTCATTCCTCGTTCTCCTCTGCTTGTAGTTTGTTAGCTAGTTCGTGGAACCGTTGGATCAGCGGATCGTTCACCCGTAGATGACCTGTCCGAACACGGCGAACTGCATCACGTTGTCAGCGGTGTTCGCGTCGTAGTCACCTTCAGCACCGTTGGTGCGGTCGAAATCTACTGTCTGCCATCCGTAGCTTCTGGCTGAAGCTCGTGCGTGGATCTCAGGGTCGAACTCCGACTCGACGGTGATCAGTTCCTTACGGATCAGATCCTTGATCGTGTACTTCCACTCGCCGGGGTACATCTCCCGCTTGCCTTCCAACCACTCGCGGTACATCCGCAAGCCTCGTGCAACATCGTCCGGTCCGATCTTGTGCTCAACTTCGAAGGTGCCTTCCTCGTCCTCGTCAGTCCACACGGTGGCTGTGCAAGCGTCCTCGTTGTAGTCGGACACTCGAAACCATGAGTAGGACAGGCCATCCGACAGGATGTACTCGAGCGTCTGGAGCCGTTCTGCGGTGCGTGTGGTCATTTGACGAACCCTCTCTCGATGAGCTGGTGGGCGATCTGTGTGTTACGGATCGTGCGTGGTGTGCGCTTAGGTCGCGGTGCCACCGATTTCTTCGCCGGCATGTCAGCGGGTGTCATTCCTTGTTCTCCTTAACTTCGATGGTGTAGTTACTAACCCCGGTATCGAGCACATCGTCAAAGTCGATGTCGATGTAATCCGCGTAGTGCATGAGATCAGCGAGTAGATCGGAGAAGGTCTCCTCGAAGGAACCTCCGCCAGACAAGAGCGCACCTCCGCCAGACAAGAGCGCGTAAGCCTCTACTGCTGTCTTGGCTCGCTGAAGTCGTCGCTGCTGTTCGATGCTCACTCGTCACCTTTCTGATGGTTGAAGAACCCGACACGGCTACCGTTGCTGTCGTGGAGCCTTGAGAAGTCACGGCCAAGACTGACCGCTGCGTACTGGACTTGCGTCAATACGAAGTCCAACTCATATTCGTAGTTGTCCTCGAAAGCTTGTGTGGTTGTGCTGAATACGACCTCGAACTTGCTCATACGAACCCTTCCTCTCTCAAAGCCTCAACCACCGCTTCACGCGGAGGAACCTCGTCTTCCCACGCGTCGTACCAACGCCAGTCGGCGATATCGCGGTGTGTCAGACCGCCAAGCACACGACCTATCAAGCTGTCCACACGTGCCATATATGCGTCGAACGTCATAGCTATCCCTTCAGGTTGAAAATGTGGTCAGAGATGATCAGCGAGACACCGAAGACCAGACCG